GCAGCTAGATCTCTACGCACCGAGGGAATACTGACTGAGGCACTCCAGATTTGCCCCTGATGGGAAATAACCTGTTGCTTATAAGTAAAGGGAGACTGAGAGACAGCTACAGCATTCATAGCTCGTAACTCAATACTCTCTATGCCAATAGTTGTAGGTGTATTAAGAGGGTAACTTATAGCCATGATTTATCCAAATGCTGATTTCATTGCACCACCTCTACGTCTTTGGTTCATAACTGCACCTACGGACTGATTTATGATAGCTGGTGATGCTTGTGCGATAGTCTGAGTGACAAGTCTCTTAGTATCGTCTGATGTGTTAGCTGAGATGTTGAAGGTTTGGTTTACTACTGTACCACCAGTACCTTGACCTTTAGTGTGGTCTACTACAGTCTCTCTAGGGTGTAGCATAGCCATAAAGCCACCCTTACCGTCTAAGCCACCTGATCTTGGGCCTGAACCTGTGTACCCACCACCGTCATACCTACCAAATAATCCTGTTGGTCTTCTAGGTGGAGCTACAGTACCCTCAGTACCAGCAGCGGAAGCAGGAGCAAAGCTACCTGTGATAGCACCAGCAATAGATTGTACTAGCTGTTCAACAACAAGTATTCTGTATAACTGTTGAATAATATCTGTAGCCATAACTCTGAAGGCATCTTTAGCTGATGTAGTACCGTCAACTAAAGACATAAAAAAGTTATCGAAGGGTGCAGCTAATCTGTTTGCTTGATCTTCTAGCTTCTTAAACGCATCATTTTGTTTACTAAGGGAATCATTAGCTTTCTTAGTGTCGTCATCTAGTTTATTCATAAACCAGTCAGTTGTATCTAAAGCCGTTGTCGTTGTGTTGGTAAGACCTAGAAGATCATTTACCATACCCTTTAAAGATTCCCAAGATCCGTCAGCGGTAGATTTAAGGTCTTCTACTGCCCTTTCAACTACACGTAAATCCTTTTGAGCCTGAATCATTGCGTCTTCTACAAAACCACCTATTCTTACAGGTTCAAAACTTGTGTTAAAAGTTCTATTGATGGCACTTATGGTATTATTTAATCCCTCTTGAATACTTGTGAGGACACTATTTAAAATCCCAAGCATAAAGGCTTTGAATGCTGGCCCAATAGTTTGTAGTTGAGCAAGATAAACATCTATCTTAGCTATGGCAAAATCCCATAGGCCATCAAAAAGATCTCCCACTTTCTGCATAGCGGCCCCGAAACTACCTGTTGCAGTAATCAAGGCGTTGAACCTATATAATACTTCTCCTAATCCTACTACCAGTATACCTATACCAGAAGCAATTAAGCCTGTCCTAACTAAAGCAAAGAAACTTCTAGCTGCCCTACCAGATAAGATAAACCCTGCAACTACCTTTGTAACCATTACAGCGCCAAAGGCTATGGCATAAGAAATAAGTCTAGCAAAGTTATCAGCTATAAAAGTACCTACGTTCCTTGCTACATCCCCTAGAGAAGAGAAGGCAGAAGTTATAGCATCTATAAGAGGTTTTATCGGCTCAAGTGCCGCACCCATATCCCTCTTAATCTCTTTGAAGTTTATAGTTAGGTTCTTTGACTCTAAGTATGCACGACCAAGAGCAGTGGATATTGCAAGTCCGATACCTAAAATAGCTCCAGCCAATCCTGGGAGTAGGCCTGCAAGCTGAGTACCCTGTTGACCAAATGCGACTAAGGCATCAGTACCAGACTGAACCTGTACAAAGAAGTCACCGACTTGGTAACCAACCTGTTGAGTATACATACCAAACTTGTTAGTACTCTTTCCAGCTAGTCTTTGGGCATCCGCTAGTCTTTTAGCGGCTATAGCAGCATTTGATTTAGCGCCAGTAATTCTTGTTGTAGCTGCTGTTGCCCTATCAAATGAGGCACTTTGTTGATTAGATGCGGCAGTTGTCTGACCTATAGCAGCATATAATCTATCTTCAGCGGCATCCAGTTGTTTTATGGCGGCGCTATACTGTTGAGCATCAATCCTGTTTTTATTAAAAGCTGCATCTAAGAACTGCATAGTTTGAGTTAAAACTTTAGCTTGTGCTGCCGCTCCAACTACAGAACCAGTAAGACCAGTAAACTCTTGTTTTACCTGATTCGCATTAGTTGCTATGATTATTGATACGTCAGCCACTATTCATAACCCTTACATATTGCACATCTACTAACTTTACAGCCTCGATTTCCCAAGGATATAATGGAGTATGTGTGAGTTCTTTCCAAGCTTTTATCTCGCTATAAGTAATCGGGTTAGGGCCAGAGAACCCCATAGTTCTGCTATTGTTTAAATCAATAAAGGCAGACCAGACATGAGAAAGAAGAGTAGGAAATTCTGTCGGGGGTTCCAGTTCTTTCGGCTTATGTCCAATCTGCCTTTCTACTTGTTCTAAGTGTTCACGTTGTGTAGTACCATTTTCATCTGGTAGACTAAGCTTAAAGTTAAACTCTGCCCACTCACAAAGATCTGATACTATTTCTTCGTAAAGTCCAAAAAATCAGAGAGTGCCTCCTCAATTTGATTCTTGATCCAAAACACTTCTTGGTAGACTTCCTTAGCTTTAGTTAAGGGGGGTACTTTACCTTTGTAAGTAATATTCCACTCTTTTGTAGCCTTAACTAAAACATCTAAAGAAGAGTCTTCTAATTCTTCAGCGGTGACATCAATCTTCTTACCGCCCTTAGATTTCTTGAGTTGTTTATTAGTTTGCTCATGCATAGCTGCCTTATACTGCTTAGAGTGTGGGGCATACATGGTAATAACCATAGGTGTTTTATCATCATTCTTTAAATCTTCATCTGTATTGGGATGTTTTAAGATGATGTCAACAGTGTCATTAGTCGGAGTTAAATCTAGTAAGTCCATGTCGAGTTTCCTTATTGTCGGGGTGAAAAGTTGTCGGGTTAGTAATTAAAGGGGAAGCATCAGACCCGACACCAATGCCTCCCCACCCTAGCTAGGGAACCTATGCAGAGCGAGTAATAACTAAGTTACTTGCATCTATAGTGTTATAGAGCGCTACGAATGACATAGAGATAACACGGCTAGTTGGGCCATCTACACCTACGTCTGCACTGTTGATCTTAGCCCGTGGGAATGCGAACTTCATAGTATTGCTACCATCACCCACAGTTACCTCAAGCTCAGTTTCAGTCTCATTCAAGAAGCGGTTGATTAAAGCTGCATCCTCAAAGTAAGCTGAGATAGTACCTTCGACTTCTGCACGACCGACCTCTAACTGTGGCGCACTATCACTACCAATTACGAAGGTAGGTGCGAAGGAGTTAGTCAGAGTAAAGTCCATACCAGTTACGATAGCTGCTGTAGAGGGTGTACCATTGACGTTACCGATAGCTAATGTACCTGAGTAAGCGTCGAATGGAGCAGCACCTGATGCAGCATTCTGTGTCTTCTGAGTAGCACTTATGGTCATATCCTTACCAACCATACCGTAGGTAGCTGTTACCATCTGGTTAGGGGCTAGAGAGATACCCATAGTAGAAACTGTCATACCTGTGAACAAACGAGCTTGGTCGATGTCAGCAGCATAGTCTTCGATAGAGAAGAACTTAGGTGCTGTACCAACCTTAAGGACGTTAGTTGACCAAGTATTAAGCATAGCTGATTCTAGGAATGCATCATAGTCAGCATCACGTAAGTCAGCAACGATGTCACCAGCAGCTTGACGGTTACCATGACGGTCAACACGGGGCATACGGTCAGCTTGAATGTCAGTACCAGCTACACGATCTTTAGTTAGGTTTAAAGAGTGTGTGCTGAAGGGTAAGTTTGTGAAGTTACCAGCAGGAGTCGTGCCAAATGTGCTTTCCACAATGTACGATAGGCTGGAACGAGAACCTTGTGCGAAGGCCATAATGTATTCTCCTAATTATTATAAACGTACCATCCGATATTAATCGGAACGTAGTACCAAGGCGCATCTAAGAAACCTTGCTGTCTCTCAGCGTAGTCAATAGATACAGTTATTGTTTCATCCCCAGAGTAGGAGATTTTAGTGGTTGCTTCAAAAGCCTCTAAGACAGTATTAGCTAAGGCATCAGCAGCGGCGGGGCCATTACCTTCTGGGGTGTAGGCAGTTACAACAAACACACCATCGTATCTCTGTTGTGGGTTTAAACCTCTTACAGCGGGTCTGCGGAGTGTCGGGAGAAAATTAGTCTGTAGGTAGCTTGTACCTGTAGTTGGGCTAAATGAAACATTCTCATAAGCTATGCCACTAGGTAAATTAGAGGTGTTAGCTAACTTGTTCTCAAGTGCTGCCCGTATGTCATTATAGATACTAGCCACGGTTATACTTTCTCTTTAGTTGGGTAAACACAAAGTAGCCATTAGTTCTGGGCCAACCTTCTCCACGTTCAACATCACGGGCATGAGGACTATTGTTACGAAGTTCTATACGTGTAGTATCTAGTAACGAAGGTATTCTTTCTATATCTTGAATAAGATTACTTAGACCCTCATTCATCTTAGCTACAGCGTTTTGATTTCTAGGCTTACCTTTTGAACTTTTACCTCTGGGTCTACCAGCACCTACATTAAATGAGAAAGATGTTACATATGCACCAGTATCTACAGGAACTCTTATTGTACCTAAACCGACAGCATCAACTGCCATATCTGTTAGCTTGCGCTCTACTTGTTGTTCAGCTAGCTGTTTAAGACCATCTATCTTTCTTTGTAGGGAAGGCATGACCTTTAACTGAGTTCTCATTATTCTCTCACATCACACAAGAAACAAATCTTGACCCCATTAGAAAATATAGTAACAACAGAAATGACATTAACTGTGTCACCGTTACCAATAATCTGATCTTCGTCATCGGGTTCTACTTCTAATCCTAAAGCTGGTACTACACATTTACGGGTGCCTCTACGGATCTCATCTACATTAGCTATGATACCTTGATCGTAGTTGTAGAAGTATCCAGTAAAACTGTAGTCGGTTGTAGCGGAGCCTGTTACTGTCCCTGTAGTAGGATCGTAGGTTCCTGCTGTAGTCTTCTTCTTTAGAGTAAGGGGTTCCCCAAACTCATCAACCATCTTAAGTAGGTTATAACCTCTTGAGAATGCCATCACCTACCCCTTAACTATAGTCGTAGTCATCACCACTGTAACTTGGTGGGTTCTTAAATCTATCCCTACGGAAGGATGGTGGAACACGATCTGTGTTTTGTCTCACATTATCCACAGTGGCAATACTAATACCACCAGCTTTAATACCCAGTACAGCACCAGTCTTCTTACCTTGATGCTCTAGTGTCTCAGCTAGGCTAGTATAATGCTCTTGTAAGTCGCTGTAGTCAGCACTGAGTGCGCCTGACAAGTTCTGTGTAACCCTACGAGAGTATTGTGCAGCTATCGTTCTAGCAGACCATGCAGCAGCATAATACACGTTGTCACTTGTTTGATTGAGAGCGAAGATAATTTCTTCATTCTGTACTTGTTGGTCGTTAGTGTCAGTATCACCTACAAGCAATCTAACAGAGTTTAATCTCTCCGCTACAGTACTTGTACCTAAGTTTGTTGCATCATACGACCAAGCCATAATCAATCAGTCTCCATGTGACCATAATTTCTACGCCAGCTACGAATAAGCCCACGTTGTTTATCAGCTATCTTAGACTTCTTACACTTCTTCTTTTGGAACTCAGCGTCAGATTTTGTCTTAGACTTTACTTTCTCGTTGATACCATCCACTAAGTTATGTAGCCCACCGACATCAAGTACCTCTAGTCCGTCACCTACTTTGGTTTCAGCTTCAAGGGTTGAACTGTGTCTTAGTCTACCTTCTCTGTAGAGTATCTTTACTAATTCTTTATCTAAACCTATCTCTTTCCATTTAAGCTCATCACCAGCATTAAATGTGCGGCCTTGTGCTTTCATGGTCAGGGTGACAAAGAGTGGTCTGTCGTACTGCATCGGCTCATTAAGGAACATCGGGTAATCCTTTGATTAAGGGGAAGTGAGGGCCACTACAGCCCCCACCATAGTAAATACTTACTGTACGATACCGTTTACAAACGCACCCAAGTCAGCGCCTACGATCTTCATGTCGTATGACATTTTAACTTGGATCATCTCAGCAATCTGTTGACGCTTAAGAGCATCGTCTGAGAATGACTCAACAGTAATACCTAAGTTGTTTACACCTTCAAGGTTATTCCAAGCAAAGGTCAAACCAGCGGCTGGTGACATAAGACCAGCATTTGATGGTGTGTAGCACAACATAGCATGTTTACCACCGATAAACGCATTGCTTTCTGCAACACCTTCAACAGATGAGTTCTTGACAGCTTCCATGACGTAGAAGTTCTCTACCTCAAAGATCTCAGCC